CCCTGTTTATTATATCTAGCAACAAAGTCTTTCATGTCCTTGACTTTACCACGCAATTCATCCAGTTGCTCTTTCTTTTCGGGAAGATGTTGTTGCTTGATAAGAATCTCAATTTCTCTGCTTCGTTCCAGTTCATGAATGGCCAGTTGCCAAAAGTGTGGTTCTGGATTTCCCAAGATGTTTGAGCGCAGTAGATTAACAGACCATACTTGGAACTCATTCAAATCCATGCTTTCAATCAGTCTGTTGGCCACCACTTTGATTTGCATCCACTTTGGAACATGGTAGCGACCACCACGCACTGGATAAACATGCATATAGTCATATTTTTGTGGGTCTAAGTATATCCAACCCTGCTGTTGTAGTTGTCCAATACGAGAACCAGGATTTCCAAGTTCACCATTGATTTGATGAATGCCATTCACACCAGGCATGACACGTTCCATTCTGAGATGTGGAACAAAGAAACCTTTCTTCACTGTGGCTGTCTTCTTTCCAGTGGTCTGTTCTACATCTCTGTAGACAAATTGCCAGTTGGTTGGATGCCATTTGTAATAGAAAGGGTGATTGGGTCGTGCAGGCAACTTACTGGTTGTCTGCTTGGTCATTGGTTGCCATTGTTGTGGTTTGATTTCCATGTTTGTACCTCATTGGAAAAAGGTGGTGGACATGAAAGACCACCACCCAAGTTTGTGCAGATTATACTGCTGAAATAAGAGTAACACCGCGGAAATCATCAATAATTGACATTCCTAAGTAAGCATGTCCAACCACTTTTGTAATGGCCTTTACACTATCGCGATCCATTTCAATAGAAACTTCACCCATTTCCATTGCTTCAGTTGCACCAACAGGACTTGGCATACCAGTTGCGAATCCCAAAGCACCAGGAGCAAAGATAGCACCGGCGTGGTCTGTAGCATCATCAGTGATGTATGAAGAAGTATAGATTTCAACACCCATGAAGTTCCCTTTGTAGTGTGAACCCTTAGCACTAATTGCTTCATAAGATGCAGCAACAAATTGCAAGATTCCAGTGGTCTGAGCAAGAATGTTGTCTTGCAGGTCAGCCCATTGTTTTGGATGCAACAAAGCAACGTATGGTCCAGGTGCACCCTTTCCGGAATCTGCTTTTTCCAAGTGTTGGATTGCAGACAAGAAAACAGCAATTGTTAAATCAGCACCGGTTGAACCTTTGGTGGTTGTGAAACCAGCAACAGCAGCACCAGTGATGTTTGCAAACAATGCTTCATAAGAGTTTGCAATACTTTCAGCAATGCGGAATGGGTCAATGTCACCAGAATTTAATCCAGTCATTGATGCCAAATCTGTGATTTCGTACGCTAAAGAATTTCTTTTGCAAACCACATCAACATGGCCATCTGTCAATGCGCTTGCATTTACTGCAGAATCTTCAGTTGCACCAGTGAAGGCAGTGAAAGCATCATAGCCATCAAGTCCCGCTTTACGCACGCGGATGGTATCAGAACCCATTCCATTGATGCTGCCAACAAAGTCAACAAATGGAGTGTTTCTTAGGTTAGTTGAGTCAGTTAACAAAAGTCTGATTTCCTGAGAAATCATTTTTTGCATTCGTAGGTCTTCGTTAGGGGTAGACAACCCGTATTGTGTAATTGGCATGATAAACACCTGAATAGGAAGTTAAAAGTTTTGTGGGGTGGTTTTGTGTGGACTTTCTGCTGTTGCGGGTGCGACCCTTCCACTTCAAAGTGTGTAATGTATTTTATACGATACATAAGGCTTTGGCAAGTAACAAAAAACCCCACTGGAAGACAGTGGGGAAAAAGAGGAGGTACGACCCTTTTTTTTATGGGGAAATGCGTATTACATTGAAACTACAATTTCAGCACCAGTCACATTGATGACTGATTTGATTTTTACATTGTTAGCATCAACCAACTGAACTTCACATTGAATCAAGTTACCACTGCTGTCATAACAAGAAACATGAACAATCTTTTCACCAAGTTGGTGGTTCAAAGTTGCAAATGTGTTTGCAGTCAAGTTCTGAGGAGCAAATGTTTTTCTGAAAGAAGACAAAGCAACAAGGATGTCACCAGTTCCACTGTTGTACTGCACCAAGTTTCCGGCTGCTGGGTCTGCTTGAACAGCACCACGAGCACGAGCATCTGTGAAGAACAAGTTTGAACCTTCAGTGATGTCATCAGTGTCTGCATCCAAAGCAATCTGACCAGTTACACTGTTGTATGCAAGTCCATCAGTATTGACAGACATGGCCAAACGAGCACGAGCATCTGTGAAGTACAAGTTTCCATTTTCAGAAACCATTGATGTATCAGCATTCAATGAGAATTGTCCGCCACCATCCCAAGAAAGGCCAGTTCCAGCAGAAAATTCTGCAAATATATCTGACAACTGAACTTTCAATTCACCATTTGCACTGTTGTACTGAAGCAACTGAACATCAGGACTTGTAACAGCACCCAAAGAAACAGCACCACGAGCACGAGCATCTGTGAAGTATAGGTTTGAACCTTCACTGACATCATCAGTATCAGCAGCCAAAGTGATAACACCAGTTAAACTGTTGTATGAGATTCCATCACCGGAAACACTAACTGCACCACGAGCACGAGCATCTGTGAAATACAAGTTTGATGTTCCTTCACTGATTCCATCAGAATCAACATTCAAAGAGAATGTTCCATTGCTATTGTCATAAGCAAGACCAGAACCAGCAGCAAAGAAACCGCGAATCTCACCTTGGTCAGCAGTGAATGCACCAGTTGCACTGTTATAGTCAATCCCTGCAGAAGCAGACAAAGCACCACGTACTTCAGCATCAGTGACATCAGCACCTTCAATTTCAGCAAAGTCAGCATCTGTTCCAGCAGTTCCACCATTGTGAATGAAAGTCTGAGCGCGACCACTTACAGCAGTCAATACGATTATATCGCCTTCTTGCTTTTCATCGCCATTTGAATAGTTTGCAGTAACCCAAGCAGACAAAGAAGAAGCAGATGTGTCAACAGAAACATCAGTAATTGTCAATGGCTTAAGTTTCAGTTTTAAGTCTCCGCCTTCAGTTACTAGTTCAGCATAGTTGGCAGAATCAGAAGCGATTCCAACAACACTGTTGGCTTCAAGATATGATTTGGTTACAGCATGATTGTCTGCAGAAGGGGATTGGTTAAGTTGAACAACGCCTTCAAATACATTTGTGGGTGCAAGAAATTGCATGGTTTTTTACCTGTGTGGAATGTTTATGTTTGTTTGTCCAGTATGGACTGTGGGTATCTTATCTTATAATCACTGAACCAGTCTTTGCATTTACGAAAGTCACCACAAGACTGTTTGTTGTTGTGTGCTCTACATCTGCATAGACAACTGTGCCATCATCCAGTAAAACTTGAACAGTTGGATAATACCCAAGATTGTGATTCACAGTGACTTGTGTTGAGTTCGAAAATGTATATTCCACCGGTCGCGATGGAAAGAAAACTGATTTTGCCATTGGTTGTACCTCATTTATTTATTTTATGTCATTTTTCCTCAATAATGACAGTGACTGTGGCACTGGCCAAAGTCTTTGTTGCAATTTGGATGCTGGAAAGATTGTTTGTACCCCTTCCCATATCTACCATCATGTACCCACCGGATTTGATGAACAACTTGTTCACACCACTGGTTGAACCACCTTCTGTTGCTTCCAAAGAAACATAGATGTCTGCAGATTCGCATCCCACTGTGACCAGTCGGCCCTTGGATGGCAAATCAACTTCAGTCCATGTTTGCACTGCACTGAAGTTCTTGATGATTGGATATATGTTGATTCTTGAAAAGTCTTGGCTCATTTCTTGCCTTTCCTGTATGCAGTTCTAATTGCTTCTCTATTGGCTTTATAAAATTCAAAGTCATCTTCCCCACGTTTCAACATGTCACTGGATTGAACAGGTGCGACTGTTGCACCAGTGTTTGTCTTGGGTGCAATCAGAACTGGTTGGTCTGGTTGAACTTGTTCTGTCACTTGTTCGGTCACTGGTTCTGCAGATGCACTTGGTTCTGTTGCAGTCAAATGATGTCTCAATGTTATTGGTGCTGTACTTGGGTCTTTTTTCATGGCAGCCAACCATTCATTCAATCCAGGTGCTTTGTCATCTCCTTTGGTGGCCTTCTCATATTGCCATTCCACCAGTTCGCGCACCTCTGAATCTACAATACCCAAATCAGCCATTGCAGTATGTCTGGAATACCTGTTGTTAGCATTGTCCAACTCTCCTTCCAGTTCTTGAACACGTGTTGACAACTTGGTTATCTTTTCCAGTTCTCCACTTTGATTGTCCAATTGGTCTTGAAATGCTTTTGCTTGTTCTTCTGCAGTGATTGCGCGCGCAGACAGTTTCTGGATCCTGTCTTTGAATGCGTTTTCAATGTCTGATTTCAGAACATAGTCTTGGCCTTCATGATTGATTGTCTTCATTGTTTTGTACCTCTTTACTTCTCAATTGTTGATGGTGAATAAAATCTTTGAAAATCTCGAATGCAATTTGTTTATTGTCCCAGTCATGTTCATCTGGTATTTCCATGAACTCTGAAAGACTCCAGAATGGAAGCCAATGGTCATGCAAGTCCAACATATCCATTGTCTTTGGATGGGTGAACTGGTATTGACAATGCGGGTGCACAAGTCTGATTGTTTCCATCAATGAAAGAAACAACTTGTTTGACATCCATTCCACTTTTGCATGCAGTGGGTTCATTTCCTCTCTGCATTGCTGGCAAATCATTGGTCGCATTATAAAAACTCCGCGCGTTCTCTGCGAATCTGCAACAAGTATTCCCTGGCTTCTTTTGCATCCATATCATCATACATCATCATCACTGCTGTAACTGGTGAAATCAAACCAGCCTGCATTTTGGCAATAATGTCTTCTCTCTGTGCTTGCATCTCAGTTGGTGTCAATGGCATACTGTGATATGAAACGCGGTATCCATCTTCTGGAAGACTTGTGCCAAGAAATCTATTGGCCAGCATTGCAGTCTTGGCCAACAGTTCTTCATCTGCCATTCTGAAAACAGGTGCAAACTTCTTCTGTGCTTCGCGTTGTCCAGCTTTAGAAACTGACAATGCGTATCCACTCATTGGGTCACCATTGGTTCTGCTGACTTCTGCAGGAGAAAGACCCGCTGCCATTGCAACACGCATTTCATATTTCGCAATACTGGCCAGCAAGTCATGTGGGTCTGTTGCAATCCCAAATGAACCAACCATTGGCTGGCCTTGTGCATCTGGGTCTTGAGTGAAGACAAGAATGCTGGATGGGTCTGTTGATATGGATGCGCGCCTTGCAACATTGTTCTGGTCAATCTGACTCAGGCCGGCAACCGTAAGCCCAGCAACATACTTCTGTGACCAACTGGCTGACTTCACCAAATGAGTCCAAAAAGAATACAAAACTGCGCTCGTTAAAGAACCATAGACCATTTGTGAACCACAGTATGGGTCCCACAAATAACCAGTTTTTTCTGCATGGTACATGACAACTGGAATGAATGGTTGATTGTTCTTGTCTCTATATGGGTAGTCTGCACCGATGTGGGTTGGATGTCCCATATACATTTCTGAGACATCTGCACCAAGTGAACCATCTTGATTGATTTCAAACATTCCAAAGACTGGGTTCTGCATGTCTCTGATGTCCATCACATCTGCAACCCAATGGTATCCACTGGAAGTTTTGCGCAATCTGTATTCTGAATAGTATACTGGAACATCTGGCTGGTCTGGATGTGCTTCACAAAAGACCAAATCTGGAGTAACCAACCTGTATTGTATTCCTGGAACTCGTGCTGGACTGTCTTCTGTGTGTGGATTCACATCAATTCGAATAATGGATTCACGCAATCCAATCACCATCTGTTGGGCGCGCTGCATCAGTTGCCAAAGACCTGCTTTTGTTACCAGTCCTTCACGACCAACCATTGCATCAATGTCACCATTCATGTTTGTGATTGCTGGGTTCTCATGGTACAACACACTTAATTGTCTTGTGATTTGTTCAAATGGGTTTGAACTCATGTCACTTGGTCCCCATGCTTCTCTTCTGTCTGCTGGCAGATGTCTGGCCAACTCTTCTTCCAAATCTTCTTCCCACGCTCCAAGAATCATTCTGCGCCTAAGACCAGTGTGGTCCCATCGTGCTTGCTCACCTGGGTTGGGTGCTAGTGGTTTCATGGGTTTTTCATTGTACATGTTAGAACCTCAAATGGCTTGGTATGTTGGTGAATCTTGTATTTTCTATAACTGGAGTAACGCAATATCGCAAAGCATCAACGCAATGTCCCCACTCATCACGCGACCTTGCAGACTGGTTCTTCTTCATTGTCCATCGTTGAATGGATTGAATAGTGCGGTTGCACTTTGGATGAATGAAAAACTGTTTTCTGGCCATGATTGAATGCAGCATTGCACTGCCATAGTATACACTGTATCTTGGCTTTCTGATAGTTCGAATCCTGAAAGGCAAACTGGGCATTCTTAGAATGTTTTCAAAGGCGCGCATCAGCAAACTGTTTGACATCTTTCCACTTCCATTCTTGCCACTCCCAAAGTGGACATTGTCACCAGTCCAGTGACATTGCGCTGGTTGCACATTGTTTCTGCTGCACATTTCCAAGATTGCTCTTGCATGGCTTTCTGGAGGCGCAGCACCAGAAATGTATTCATCCAAAACATACACCCAAGGGTCTTGGGGATTGCTGGCATTCACAGCAGACAACAATGCAATCTGTGTATTGGGTTGGCTTCCATGATCAATACCTATTGCAATCTCATAGTTGGCTGGTGGTGGTGGAATACTGGAAATCATTGATTCATCAAAGCAATCAAAAACTCTGCCCTCAGGTATCCCAATTACAAAGTCACCGTTCAAGCGCGCGTTTCTGTCGATTGGCAAATATGTTTGTGTGATTCTGTCGATGGTGTCTTGTGAGATAGTCGGCTTGCAGAACTTTGGAGTTGTCATTTCTACAGTCAAAGGTGCTTTTGTGCAAGATATGACACCCTCTTCAACCAGTTTCTGCATATATCTAACATCTTGGCCCACTGGGGTCATGGTAACTGCAATAGTTCCACTTTTACCACCTGCACCACCACGCAATGTTCTGGCTGCAATCTCGTTCCAGACTTCTTGTGGCACTGGTTCATCCACGTGCACAAAAGATGCTGTGAAAGATGCCAGTCCAAGACCTTGATTGGCTGTCTTTATGTATATGATTGAACCATTGCTGAATCTGACTATTGGGTTGACACCTCTGAAGCCCTTACCAGGTACGAATTCACAATCTGGATGCAGCGACCCTTTTGGAGTCAGTGCATACAATTTTTCTTGGATGGTGACAGACTGCTGGTGTGAGTGCGTTATCAAATATGCAGATATTGGTGGTGGGTCTGTCTTCAGATATGGATGGGTTCCAAGACATCTGTGCAGCAGCTCAACACATCCGCAAGTGGTCTTACCTGTTTGATTGCCGCCAAGAAACAGTTTGATTTTACTGTTGTCTTTCAACCATGTTTCTTGTGGTGGTGTTGGACAAAAGTATGTCAAGGGATTCTGAACTGCCCTTGCCTGTAGTGAGCGCATCTTTTTTGTTGCGTTTTTAATCGACATCAAACACGACACCGATACAAAAAGCACCTTCTTGGATGACCTGCAAAACTGGCCTGCGGGATAACTTGGAAATCACTGTGCAAGTCCTCAGGAAGTATTCTGTTCTTGGTATGCTTCCAGTTCTCCAGCGGCTGACCACTGATTGATTTGTTCCTATCTCTTTGGCCAACCATGCAACTGTTTTGCCTTGACTGGTTACTTGTCTGCGCACCCATTCTCCAAAGTTCATCATTTACCCCATGACAATCACAAGGATTGCACCCACAACATGGACATTCATTTGTTGATTGCTTCTTGTTTTGCATTTCTTTTGTTCCATCTTCTTTGTGCATTGTTCATTTCTGATGTGTTCATCAATGCTTCGAATACCAGTTGTCTTGGATTTCTGTCTTGGTACATTGCAAACACTTCACACATTGCAATCAAGTGAATGACCTTTGGATAAACAATACCATTTGTCCACTTGGAAATGCTGGTTGGTGAAATACCTGTTTTCTCTGCCAAGTCTTTGTGTGAAATGTTGGATTTGGCTATTTGCTTGTCCAACCATATTTCCATTAAATCCCTCATTTTCTTTTCTCCAAAACTTCCAAACATTTGTCAATGCTCATTGCATGCTGTTCACATCTTTCAATGATGACAAAGGTGTTTTCAATGTTGCTGATTTCATCGCATTCTTTCTGACTGGCCCCATCTCCTTCACGTGTTTGCAATCTACAGAACATTTCACGACAAAGCAAATCACCATGATCTTCCATCCATTCTTTGGAACAAGACACACCAAGCAAATCAGTATCAGTCAGTTGCTTTGCAATCTCCTGTTCACCAAGTGCCAATGTGGACTGGATTGCAGCCAACTGTGTGAGTGTGTTGTTTTGATTTGCAATGATGTCTGCTTGTTTGTTGCGCTTCGAGTTTATCCAGCCATGAATGGCAGTTGTACCCAACGCACCACCAAGAAGCCCAAAAGCAATTGCTTGAATGATTGTCATTCTATACCTCTTTCTTTTTGATTTGTATTACATTCCCCATATCCCCTATATCAGATTCAAGTCTTTGTCTCAATATGGGTGGCAAAGAAATGATTGCATTGCTGATTTCTGACAACAGCTGTTCATCTGTCAAACCATCCATCTCATCTTGCAAACCTTCTTCTGCTTCGACTTGTCTGATTTGTGCAACCACCTGAAGCAGTTGTCTTTGCAATGCTGCATATGCTTGCCAAGATTCTGAGGCTTCAGCTTTAGACATTCCACGTTTCAAATCTACTGCTTGAGTTCTCAACAGTTCCAATGTGTTTTCAGACACAATGATTTCTTCTTGTTCTGGTTGGCTGGTTGGTCTGTCTTTTGAATACCCATGTCTGCGCTCCAGCATCCATGCACTTGCTTTCCAATCTTTCTGACTGGCCTGTGTGATTGTACCCAAGTGAACCATCGCGCCTTCTATCTCTGCTTTTTTTACTGCGTTCAAAAATGTGCAGTATGACTTTTCTTTTGGGTCTTCACCTTTTCGAAGCCATGACCAAAGTGTTGTTCTTGAGATGCCAGCATAATCAGCAGCCATTTCATAAGTGCAACCGGCTTCTATGGCTTTCACAATTCTTTCTTTTCTGGCCTTGGTGAATTTGCTTGGCCTTCCTTTCTTTTTCATGTTGTACCTGTTGTTTGGTTTTAATAATCGGATTGAATCCACTTACAGTTTCTATTTTTTCTGAGAAAAATATTACAGTAGCGCAAAAAAGTCGTGGTGAAGGTAGAGATCGGAAGAGCGTCG